CCAGAAAGGCACAAAAGCAAACATCACATTGCTCGCTGACATGACTGGCGACGGTATCACCGGAGATAACACTCTGGAAGGCAACGAAGAAGCACTCCGCGCCTACGATATCACTATCGAGTTGGATCAGCTCCGATTCGCTAACCGCATCGCGGGCCGCATGACTGATCAGAAGACAGTCGTTAACTTCCGTGAGCAGTCTCGCGACGCACTTGCTTATGCAATGGCTGACCGCTGCGACCAGTTGGCGTTCTTGTCTCTTTCCGGTGTTGCGTACACTCACAAGAACAACGGTGGTCTCCGCACTACCTCTGGCTCTGCTGGACACGAGTTGGTTGACCTGGAGTTCGCTTCAGACGTATCTGCTCCTACTTCAGACCGCCACTTGCGAGTAAACGGAACTGGCTTGTCAGCTGGTGACACTACTGCAGTAACTGACTCAGACACAATCGGTTATAAGCACATCGTTAACTTGAAGGCTTACGCTAAAGATAACTACATCCGTGGTATCCGTGGTGCTGGTAACCAGGAAACATTCCACATGTTCGTTACTCCACAGCAAATGGCTGCGTTGAAGCTCGATGCTGACTTCATTGCTAACGTCCGTAACGCGGGTGTACGTGGTGCGTCTAACAGCTTGTTCGCTGGATCTTCTAGCCTGATGGTTGACGGCGTAATGATCCACGAGTTCCGCCATGTGTTTAACACTTCTGGTGCTACTACTGGTACTTCTGGTAACGCTGGCGCAGCTGGCTACAAGTGGGGTGCTGATGCTGACGTTGTTGGCGGACGCGCACTCTTCTGTGGTGCTCAGGCTCTGGCACTGGCTGACATTGGTCTGCCCGAGATGGTTGAAGATACCTTCGACTACGGCAACCAGTCAGGTATCTCTGTAGGCAAGATCTTCGGCCTCCGTAAGCCTAAGTACAACAGCGACATCAGTGGCTCTGTACAGGACTTCGGTGTTATCGCCCTAGACTCTGCTCAGTAAGACAGACGCCCCCTCTTCGGAGGGGGTTTTTACTTCTAACAGAAGGTAGATGACATGGCACTCCCCCTATTAGGCATTGCAGCAATGATTGGCCGAGCAGGCATAGCCGCTGCAACCAGGAAGTTTGGTAAGAAAGCCGTGCAAGAAGCGGTGAAGAAAGGCGCTAAACCAAGAGGCGCTACTCGCAATAAGCCTGCCCCAAAGGCGGCTCCTAAAAAGCCCGCAGGCACCAAGCCGCGTGGCGCTACTCGCAAGAAGCCCACAGCAGCTAGTAAGCCCGCAGCACCTAAGAAGCCAGCTACCGGCGCGAAAAAGCCGCGCGGTGCGACACGAACAACAGGCCGAGCTGCTCCAAGCCGCCGAGCCGGTACAGCCCCTAAAACAACTCGAAACAGAACTGGAAAGGTTATGGCTGGAGCTACTGCTGCATCTGTAGCTATACCAATGGCATCAAGTGTCATTAAGGGCGGCGATAAGCCCGTCAGAACTGTAAAAACAAAAGGCGGTAACTACCCCGTCTACGCCAAGAAGTCCGACAAAGCGGCTTCATTCAGGAAAGCGTTTGCTGCCGCTAGGAAGTCAGGCAAGAAGACCTTTACCTGGGACGGCAGGAAGTACAACACGAAGGTGAAATAGGACTAATCATGAAGATTGTTAGCAGCGAAGCACTACGAGTAGCGACCCTTAGCGGGGCAGTTATTTTGTTTGAAGCAGGAGTTCCTAGAGAAGTTGCAGAAGAGATTGGCCTCATAGCGATTCAAATGGGCGCTAAGGAGCTAAAAGGTAGCCACGTTGAAAAGGTCGAAGTAGAAGAACCTGTAATTGAGGAAGTTGTTGAAATCTCAATTCAGCCTGATGCCGACCTCGTCACGGTCTTAGAAAAGATGATGGACGAAGGCGATCCGAAAAACTTTAAAGCAGATGGTTACCCCAAAGCTGCGGCAGTTAACAAGGCAATGGGTAAGACAATCGACACTGACTCCCGAGAAGCAGCTTGGGAATCCATTCTTAACTCATAGGTAAAATATCATGGCAGTCACAGTTCAAAGCGTAATTGATCGAGTACAGACCGTACTCCAAGACACAACCGGTGTTAGATGGCCAGTAGTGGCTGAGCTAGTGCTGTGGGTTAATGACGCCCAGCGCGAAGTTGCCTTAATGAAGCCAGACGCCTCAGCAAAGAACGAGACTGTTACGCTTGTAGCAGGCACTAAGCAGAGCATTCCCACCACAGGCAACCGCCTTCTCAAGGTAGTGCGCAACATGTCTGCCGCTACTAATGGCACTGGCAAGCGTTCAGTTCGATTGGTGGACGTTGAGGTTCTCAACAGTCAGACCCCAGACTGGCATGACCCCACTGTGTCTGGCGATGCCGCGCATACAAACATCATCAAGCACTACGTCTACGAGGAATCAAATCCCAGGAATTACTATGTCTACCCTGGCGTATCTGGTAATGCGTACCTAGAGATCATCTATTCATCGAACCCGACTACAGTTGCCCAAAACGGCAACCTGTCGATCCCAGATATCTTTGCAAACGCAGTGATGAACTATGTGCTCTACATGGCTTACATGAAGGACGCAGAGTTTGCAGGTAACGCAGATCGTGCAAACAACCATTTCCAACTGTTTACTTCTTCTGTAGCAGGGAAAGGCCAACTCGACGCGATTACTAACCCGAATATCGAACGAAGACCAACTCAGCAGATGGTGTAATGAATGGCGATTTCTTACGAGGCGCTACTTCCTGAGGTTCTTCCAATGGTCCCAGGTTGTCCCGACACTTTAGTCGAGAACAACGTGCGCTCATCTGCGATCGAGTTTTGCCAGCGGTCTAACGCGTACCAAGCTGAGTTAGACCCCGTTACGACGGTAGGCAATATTTTTGAATACGACCTTGAGCCACCCTCTGGCACGTCTGTTCAAAAGATCTTGTGGGTTACGCACCTGGGTAAGGACATAGAGCCTATTACCACTACTCTACTTGAGCAGCGGCTACCTAAGTGGCGGGAGAACAACGGAGTTCCTGAGTATTTTGTTCAGCAAACTTCGTCAACTTTCCTGCTTGTACCGATACCTACATCTACTGCAGTGAGTAGCACGATCCTGCGAGCGGTGCTGAGACCTACTCACACTAGCACGTCGTGTGATGACGCAGTGATGTCTGACTATCGGGACACCATTATTAATGGTGCTTTGTTCCGTCTATTACGGATGCCCAACAAAGAGTGGTCTGACCTTCAGACTGCTGGCGTGTATGGGCAGCTATTTACTAAGGGTATCGAGGAAGCGGAGCGCAGGTCGCGCAATGCAGATACCGCAGTGGCTAGGAAGGTGAAGTATGCAGGCAGTACAGCTGGAGCTGGGCGGACTCGGCGTAACAGATACGGTCGGGGCGGATAACCCCGTCGAAACGGATATCACCTGTAACGCCCACTGGGTATTACCGGCGATACAAGAGATTTTGAATGCGAATCCAATGCTGACGTTTTCATCCGGTGATGTATACGCAGCATGCGAAGCCGGAGCAGCGACACTCTGGACCACCGCAGATGGGCTCGTAGTTACTACAGGTGAAACAGATACATTCACCGGCCAAAGAACCCTGTTGCTTTGGTTGGCATGGGCAAAGAAGCGAGGGATGAACCTCGTTGCTCAACACCAGGATTTTTTTGTAGCACTGGCAAGAGATCAAGGCTACATAAATATAGAAACACGGTCAGCAGTGCCTGAACTACGAGAGTACTTGTTAGGACAGGGTTGGAAGATCGACACAATTGTTTATACGAGAGACGTGTAATGGGAAGCAGACCAAAGAAGCAAGATTACAAAGCCTCCGCTGCAGAACAAACAGAAGCGCGAATAGCAGCCCAGAAGGCAGAGTTCTTTAATGAGAACTATGCGCCTCTTAATGCTATGGAGCTAAGAGATTCCCTGACAGACGATATTAAGAACCTGGCTCGAGGGCGTGGCAATGCTGACGTAATGCAAGGCTTAACCTCAACGCCTAGCTACGCAGCTACCCAAGATGCAGGCGGCGTGGCCAGAGATCTTTCTGGCGCTTACCAGTCGACACTCGGGCAAGCTACGGCAGGAGCCCTAGACGTTCAGAACAAACGAGCGACAGCAGCGATCGGCGCTGCACAAGGACAAAGCGCTGCTTCTGCGGACGCGATGTCCCTACTCACGAACATCGGTACGAACCGGACCCTAGAAAAAGCCAAGAACAACGAGCTGCTTCGTGGGGCCAGATTTGATGCAGGTATGAAGGTCGCGGGCGCGGGTATGGATAAGGCGTTTGGCGGTAAAGGCGGTGCGTGGGATAAGTTCTCTGAAGCTTACGATAAGTACAAAGGGTAAGGGAGATTTAGCATGTCACAAAGTATGGTGCTACCACCCGATTATGACGACATATATAGTAACGGCGTTGATATGGGTACAGGTACTGTTGGCCCCACCATCGGCGGCGGAGTTGGGGCGAATGGGCCTCGAACCTACAATTACAGCAACCAAAATCGCAGGTCTCTGACTGCTTACAACAGCGACGGCATTGATCCCGAGCAGACGCTTTCGAACATTACGCAGGCAGACTACGAGACCTACTTACGAGATATCCGCCCGACTGAGCTGGAGCTGATAGACCGTGCGCAGAACGACACGAGTCTGATTGATCAGGCTATCGAGGATCGAGACCGTTCTAACGAACTGATGCAGGGCATTGTAGATCGTAACGCTAGTCGCTACGGCGCGTCTTTAACACCTGCTCAAATAGAGCAGCAGAAGCGGTCGTTAGCTATGGTCACCACCCTCGGAGGCATCCAAGGCGTTAATGACGCACGCGTCGCTCAAAAAGATGCTAACAGAGCCCTGATGGCAGACCTGATTGATATAGGCCAGGGCGTAAACCGCGCATCCTTGGGTTCACTGGGTAATGCAGCTAGCGCAGCAGCTAGCCGAGAATCCGCTTATAAGAACGCAAGAGCGCAGAACAAGGCGCAAACGTACAGCATGCTCGGAACACTTGGAGCTGCAGCTGTCTTTGCGTTCCTGTAATTCGAACATAAGAGAGTAAGTTATGAGTTTGGCATCTGGTATAGGTAGTTTCATGCGGGGGGCAGCTGGGTCAGCTGACCTTCGAGACGCAGAACGCGCTCGCACGATGCAAGAAAAGAACATTCAGCTTGCTGAAGAAGCCGCGCAACGCACTCGTAATTATGACGAAATTTCAGAACTCTCAGGACTCGCGAACGACCTGGGTATTAGTAGGCGTGCAGGCGAAGAAATTGACATCCCGAAGTTACAGGGGCTTCTCCAGAAACAGCGAGATAGCGGAAAATTTGACCCTAAGCTCGAGCGCTTTGTAACGCTTGTTGGTAACAAAGATCTATCTGTCGAGCGCAACCCAGGCTTCTCGTTTACTAATCTACAAGTCGGCCCTCAAGGCACTTTGACCATGCAGGGCAGTTATGAGGGCGACGGCAAACAGGCTTTTGCAACCAGCGACAGAAAGCCTGGTGCAGACTCACCGGTTGGGTTTTCCTCTGTTGAGGAAGTAGCGGGTCTAGTGGCTAACCAGTACAACCAGGCTTGGAATAAGCCAGGTATCTCTGGCATGAAGAGAGAAGTTCAGCTCAAAGGCGACATCCTTGAGGGAGATCAAAGTATTGCTGACAACCAAGGCTTGATCATGAAAGCCGTCGGTGAGCTAACGAACGAGCTAGAAGAAACCATACTCAGAGTTGGCGGCGAAAACGCACCAGCTATAGCAACCAAACTGAAGCGTGCGCTTGCAGGCAAGACTTACTCAGAGCAATTGGAAATCCTGCAGCAGTATGGTTCGGAGCTAAAGGTGCCCGTTTCAAACATCGTGACACCAGAAGTCCAAGAAGCTGCTAAGCAAGAGTCATTTGGTGTTTTGCGCAGTGATGCTCAAAAGCCCGATACGTCTAAAAGACCCTTACAAGATCAAAACCCTGTTATCCAGGCAACAGCCAAGAAAGGAGCGGAGGCATCCGATGAAGATATCGTTCAAGGCAAGGTACAGGTTACTCAAGAGGAAATTGATGCGCTGCAAGAACGCCTTAAAGCTAAAGGGATAACGACGCTTGAGGAGTTGAATAAAGCTACGCTTGCAGAGCAACAAAGCATGAGAGCGATGCTTTCAACCATTGCTGCAAATGAAGACCAGCGAAAGACTTACCTCACCCGCATGCAGAACGTCATGGCAACGGGTAGTGCCGACTACAACGCCCAAGAATTAGATGCAGCTGTGCTCGCTGAACGGACAGAAGATCGTGCGCAGCAGGCCGAAGAGCGCCAGGGCTTCCAAGCTAGAACGGCGCGACAGACTTCGAATACAGGACAGCTTAACGCCTTCCGGCAGATGGACGAGTTCGAATGGAAAGTCTCTGAGAAAGTCGGTAGCCGCATTCGTGACAACTTTAAGAAGGCGAAGGGAGCCATCTTCGGTGTTGATGGCGACGGGAAAATTGGCACCGAAGTTGATTTTGATGAAGGTCGTTTCTTCTCTGAGTATCGAGGTGCGTTTGAGGCTGCATTCACGGAGTTTAGAAATGCACCCTCAGATACTCGCCAGAAATCCCAAACTAAGGTTGCGCTAAACGCGATGTTGAGCATGGGCATACAAGCGCTTGCTGAGAGCGAAGAGTACGGCAAGTTTGCGGAGAACTTTATCCCAGACGGTGGGATCGATTACATCGATGGGAACGACGCGGCGCTAAGTCGGTTGGAGATCAAACCTGATGGTTCAGTAGCGGTTATAGATCGCACGACTGGCCAGCAAGTAGATGAGACTGTTTCTAAAAGTGTGCTCAGAAAAACGTTCGGTGATTCGGGCTACGCATACTTTGTGAAGGAGATAAAGCGAGCCAAAGCAACAGCTGGTAAATAGTATGGCAGAGATAGATGACCTCTTCGCACGCTATCGTGGCCGCTCCGACGATCTCGAAATTGTAGATGAGACTCTTGCGCCGGATACGCCAGAAGGCGTTGGGGAAACCTTCCAGCGCGGCTTTGGTGCGGGCGTTGAAGCTATCCGCACAGACACCGACTACTTCAAAGGGCTGTTTAATACAGCTATCGGCGACGATGAGGCCGCAGCTGAAAACATTGCAACCGCTAGGCAGCGTGAAGAACGTACAGCTAATCAGTTTGGTGAGCTGGAGACGTTTGGCGAGTTTATCGAAAACCCCTCCTTCGACGGCTTTGTCACGCAGGTAGCAAAGAGCGTTGGCCAGGTGACGCCCTACTTGGGCACCACCATAACAGGTGGTCTCGGCGGTGCGGCGGTTACTGGTTTAGCCAAGGTGGGTCTGACCACTGGTGGCAAGCAGGTTACTAAGCGTATCGTCAAAGATGCCTTTGAGAAGAAGCTCAAGGGTGAGGCGATGCCAGAGGAAGAACGTGTCCTCGCAGTCGCTTACCGCCTAGCCCAGAGAAACAATCCTGGTAGCAAGCTAACGCTCAAAGGCGGTGCCCTAGCTGGCATGTTCGGCCAAGAATATACCAGCATGGCCGGATCGAACTTCGGTGAAAACCTCGACTACCTTGATCAAGATGAAGCAGCATTGCGTGCGGCTGGCCTCGCCATCCCACAGGCGCTTATTGGCATCAAAGGTGAGCAACTTCTAACCAAAACACTTATGCGTGATCTCGGTGAGATAGCCGCCAAGCGTTCAACGAAGGACGGCTCTACGTTCAGTGCGTTTGCCAAGGCTCTCGGCAAGAACGCCGTTAGAGGTGGCGCGACAGAAGGTATAGCTGAAGTCGCCCAAGAAGGTCTCGGCGTAGCTAATCGCTTTTCTATCGATGATGAGTACACGCAGCAAGATGCTGCGCTGCGTATTGGCGAGTCAGCTTTCGCTGGATTCTTCGGTGGTGCAGGTATTTCAAGTGCAGGCAGTGTAGCGACCAGCTCTCTTAGCAGCGCCGGTAACGTAATGGCTAAGGCCAAAGACTTTATCGAGCAAGCCCGTCAGCAGCAGGTCAATAATCAGATTGACGCTGAGCAGTACGGCACTGACTCGATGGGTTACACCACCCCCGAGCCGCGTAGCTCGGTCAACGCACAACTCCGCGCTGCCCTCGACCCTTCGACCAACAGACACTCTGTTTGGGTGGAAGGTCCAAACGCTGAGTACGATGCATCACCTGATACTACTAAGAAAGTGGATATCCAGGGCGAGACGTTCTACACCCGATTTATCCCTGGTCGCGGCACCATCATCTCCAAGAACTTCGACATCGCAGAGGAAGTAGCGAAGTCACAAGCTAACGAGTCATCTTTAGCGGAGGCACTGCAGTACAGCAGCGTCAAACCCAATGATAGTGAAATTGCCATCGAGGCATTAGATCGAGGTGGTAATGTTGTGTGGCAGCAAGCCACTAACGAGGAAGGTGTCCCAGGGGCGATAGCTGCAGCTGAAAAGCAGATGCCTGCTGGCGGAACTATCCGACGCATCTCAATCAAGGAAGCGTTGGAAAACCGCAAGAAACTCTAC